ACTTCTCCATTAACATTTGTGAATTAATTCCGTCCATTTGTTTTTAATACCTCTGTTAAAAGTGTTGTTGAACTGCGGTTTGAGTATTATCTAAAAATCACTTTTTAGCAACGTTGGAAAGCGCACGTAGATAAGCGTCCATAGAAGGTGAATGATTCACTTCCTGGAAGTTCGCTTCTTCTGATAGATTTTCCGTCTCGTTTGCTGGAATACCAGCGTTTCTCGGGAAGTACGACTCCCTAAGAGTTACCAGTTTCTGGTAATAGTCAGCTTCACTCTCAAACTCAACACTTTCTACGAGGCTTGCAAGCTTATCCTTTTGGGAAAGCGCGAGACCCTCGGAAACCTGATTGAAAATTCTGTCAGCAGAAGATTCAGCATGTTTAGAGCAATATTCTTTTGAATTTGCTCGTTGAGTTTTGTCTCCATTTCATCAAGTTTTTCTACCATGCTCTCTAGAACATCATATTTTTCTTCAGGCATTGATACATAATGTGTTTCAAAAAGTCCCTTCATACCATTGATGAAGGACTCGGTGATCTCAGTCTTGAGACCACTCTCAACTGCGAGAGCATTCTCTTCTAACCATTCGGATGAAACATACTCTAGGTATGAATCAACACGCTCGGTTAGTTCTAGTTTAATTTCTTCAATCTCTTCAGCAAGAGCAGCAGCATAGTGCTCTTCCATTACTGATTGAATTTCTTTTGTTTTGGCGTGAAGGGCGGCTTCAAATACTAGCTTTGCCTTCTCTCTAAATTCTTCGGAGAGTTCTTCTTCACCAGATAGAAGAGCATTTACGTCCTCATCGATGATGGAATCTACATCTTCTTCTACAACTTCTTCCGCATCCTCTTCTTCGGCCTCTTCACCACCCTCTTCATCTTCAACTTCTACTAGCTCTTCATCTTCTTCTACTTCTTCCTTCATTCCACCACCTTGTCCAGGTGTTGCAACTGGAGTTGCAGAAGTAGCAGGAGCATCAGCTGCAGAAGCTTTAGCATTTACAACATCCTTAACTTGCTTAAGGGTTGCACCTGGGGTTTTGTACGCATTGGAATTGTCGTCTGGACGACTATTTTCTGGAGTTGGGCCTCCTAGATCTTCCCATGCACCAGTTTGACCTGGAGTTGCAACTGGAGTTGCACTTTTTTCTGGGGAAGCCGGTGCAGATGCATTAGCATTTACAGCGGTTTTGGATTGTGAAGTGCCGCTTCCTGCACCACCGCCCTGACCGGGGGTAGCAACAGATTCCATTTCTTGTAAATTCTTACCACGGGACATTTGTACTCTCCGATTACCTTAGTATAATCTGTATTTATTTATAAATTAAAGATTTGATAAAAACTCATTGAACAGATTTAACTTCTGTTCATCTAGCTTTCTTTGATCAACAAGTGTGTTGATTCTCTTCTGTGTTCTGGAAGCAAGTTGTTCACGAAGGATTCCTCCTTCCCAAACCCACTCTTTACCTTCCATGATTCCCGAAACAAATGCATCAGGAGCTGAAGGATCAGCTACGATATCAGCTGCAGTAGCAAGCATAAAATCTTCACCCACAACTTTATGTCCTTCACTGGTTGTTTGGAGTGATCCAACACCACGAGAAGAAACACCAAGCATTACACCCTCATCAAGAAGTGAAGATGCAATTTTACCCATTGGAGTATTGAGGATTTGTGCCTTACCGATAAAATTATTACCTTCTTGAGTTAAAGAAGTAATTTTATGTGAAACACGATCAAGGTTTACAGTTGGTCCATCTGGATGACCAAGTTCGCCAAGAGCACGACCTTTTGCAACAAAGTTTTCATTATAACGATTTACTTCACGAGATAGAGTAGTGATGGGATACATTCTACCGTTTCTATTTTTAATCTCACCTTGAAGGAATACACCTTCAATATAAAGTTTTTTATCAGCGCCTTTTCCTTCGCTGATAATTTTTACGTTCGTTACTTCTTCGGTAATTAGTTTCATTTTTCTTAGTTGGTAAGTCCTACTTTAGCCGCTTTCACAGATGCAGAAGATGCAAAAATTACATCCGTTGATGCTTTCTGGAGAAATTCAACAGTGCCATCGGGCATTGTAAATGTACTAGTAGTTGCAGCACCTACAGCAGTTGAAATACTTACTGTAGCCGCACCCCCAGCTCCATTGTATAATCTTACACAAGTTGCTTCACTAATACTTGAAGCAGTACCAGCAGTTGTGGGCATTGCAACTTCTGTTGCAATTATTTTTGTTCTTTGCATCGTTATAATAAAGTCCTATAATAGTTATTTATTATTCTGCGTCTTCTTCATAGGTTTCTTCTTCTACTTCAGGTTCAGTTTCTTCTCCACCAAACAATGAAGCAGCAACTACTGGTCGAATAATTTCAATATTTTCTGCAGATTTTTGCATCAAAATCTCTTTAATTTTATCACTAATGTCAGCAGGCGATTCGTTTCTCGCCATCATATCAATAAGATCATCCATTGGTTTAAATTCAGTGTTTACTTAAAAGTTATTTATTAGATTCTGCCACCCTTTGGTGTAGTCATTTTTGGAGCTTCTTCAGTCGGAGGTAGTTCAGCAACTCCGGTTGAAGCTTCTGGATTCATTGGAACTTCACCCATTGCACTTTGATTGACAGGTGGTTCTTGTCCTACTGGTAATCCAGTATTTGGATCAACTGGAGGTGGAATAATTCCAGCCTCTTGTTCTGCCCCTATTTGTTCATCTATTTCTACAATATCCGAATCGGTTTGTTTGAGAATGTGTCTTCTTACATACTCTACCGAGAAATACTTACCAACGTAAGGTTCAGCCGCAACAAGAACATTTAACCTATTTTGAATAAGTTCAGCTTCTTTAAGTTCTGCAAAATGATTATCATAAACAAAATCAAATTGAATGTGATCAGAAAGAATTTTCCAATCTTCTGGAGTAACAATATTTTTAAGAATGAGTTGAGTCTTTAACATATCTGTGAAGAGATATGAAAATCTCTTCCTCATTCTTCCAACAAATTTTGTAAATTTAATTTCATCTCTTAAAATTTCAGAAGAACGTCCCAAATTGAAACCACCACTTCCAGCTAAGCGTGACTCGGGAACTCCAAGAGCCCTAAAAAGTTTTTTCTGGAAATACTCAATGTCAGCAAGTTCTCCGAGATTCTGACCACCAGGAAGAGTTGTAATTTCAGTTCCTCTACCACCTTCACGACGAGGAAGCCAGAAATCTTCAAGCATTGCCATCATTCGTTTATCATCACGAATTTCTCCAGTATTTGCATCGTAAACTAACTTATTACGATAACGAGTCATTACATCTCGTAAATATTGTTCTGCTTTAATCTTAGGAAGATTACCAACGTCAATGTAAAAAATACGACGTTCTGGTGCTCTAGATAATCTATAGATAACAAGACTATCTTCAATCATGCGGAGTTGATTAAGTGCTTTAATTGCTTTGTGGAGATATGAAAGAACAACCTGTTTATTTCTATCTACTAAACCAGAGTGTACATAGGTAATAGAGTCTTTAGAAATTCTTGCAGCCCCACCAACACCGCTTTTAAATGTACTAGTTCTCTGTCCACCTCTAGTGTTTGGATCATATTCATAAAATTCCTCCACTTCTGGAGTGACCATATTAGCATTAGCAGTCCTTCCATCTGTAACTGTGAAAGATGGATTTAGAACATGTTTACCGTCTTTTTTGATTTTTCTTACAAGTTTAATTTTTGTAGGATCAATATATCTTACTTCTTTAATACCTTCTTCGGGTTTTTGTAAATCAATAACTTTGTGGTAATAAATTCTACCATCAACGTACCAATTCCTCATTATTTCATGACATCTTTTATCAAAATCTAAAATTTCTTTGATGTACTTGAATTCATCTCTGATAATTGACTTAAGTTTGTCAGAAGCAGGAACATTTTGTAAATCGATTTGAACTGGAGAGTCGTTTTGATCAGAAACAATTGCTTCATTAATAATATCTTCAATAGCTCCATCAACTTCAGGATGAATTGCCATTTCACGATATCTTTTAATTAAATCGTACTCGGACTTATAAACACCTTCAATATCAACATACTGTCCATAAAATCCACTAGACACATAAAAGTCCGAAGAATCTTCTTGATTCTCCGGAACAGGAGAGACGATAGATTTTTTTGATCTATCGTCCTCCGAATCTTGGATTTTGAAACCAAATAATTTAGGCATTATTCAAATATTTAACTCTATTTGTACTATTTATAGAGGGTTCACAACTTGTGGATCAGTACCTAACTGAGTTGTTCCATTTGAATCTAATGCATCCCACCACTGAACCTGAAGATCTACCGTAAATTCTTCAATTGTATCTGAGGAATCATATGATAAATCAATCGCACTAATAGCAGTTGGAAATATTCCATAAAACTTATAGGCTTTAAGAACTGGAATTGGATCTCCAGCATTAGTTGTAATTGGGTTAGAAACATTTGACTGTGCAGATGCAACAGACGTTCTACCAAACTGTTTCACAATAGCATCTCTCTGATATTGTGAAGGGTTAATAAGTCCAGAGTTATCATCATGTTTGTTGATAGCGTTCATCCACTTTTCAAAAGCAGTTCTAATAGTAAAATCAACATCGTTGATAATTGTAACTGTCCAAACATCAAACGTTCTATCTCCTGCAATTTTTAAAGTTCTTCCTCTAAAAGGAACTTCGATAACACCAACATTTGATGCTGGTAGATTTGCAGATTTGATCATGAATCTAGAAAGTTCACTTATAGATCTAGTTTGATCGACACTTGCAGTTGTAGTTGATTCAGTTGCAAATGTTGGGAAGTTTAACTCAACTTCAAAAAGATTTGGACGAGCTGCTCCACCAATTAACCTTGCTTTAAAGTCTTCTAAAGTTCTGGAGCCAAAACTTGGGGTATTTGAAAATGCCATTTTTTTACCTCTGTAGGGATTGATGTTTTAATAAATTAAACGGTTCCAACAACCTCTTCAAAACTAATACCAGTTCTATTAGCAACAAAAGTAAGACCAATAAAGTTAATCGATCTTGCAGGTTTAATGAAAATATCAGCCCTAAATTGATTTGAATCAATTACATCTGGAGTGTTGTTTGATTCATCGCAAACAACGAGGAAGTCTGTAATTCCTCTCTTTGCTTTAACATCGCGTAGATATGGTTCAACAATATTAACAAAGTTGTTTCTGGTGATAACATCATTGAATTCAAATAGTTGAGATCTAGCAGCTCTAGAAATTGTATCTTCGATAGTTAAGAATAAACGACGAACGTTAATTCTATCAAAAGCACTAGCAACAGATAAAGCAGTCTTATCACCGAAAAGAAGGATTCCAGCTCCTGGTGAGAAGATTACTGGATTAATTCTCTTAGGATAGAGTAAATCTCTTTGTGCTTGTGAAGGATTATATGCAAGTTTAATTGCATTGTTGATTACTCCTCTTGAAGATCCAGCAGGAGAGAACCATGGATAATTATTAATTGATGTTCTTGCCATTAATCCAGCAATATCACCATTCAATGGAACATATCTAAATGAATTATTAAATCTATCAAACATATACTTATAACCAGAATCAAATACCGCATATGAAGAAGAAGTTATAGCATCAAAGAATTTAATAATATTATCTGTTTGGAGGTCACTATTTGCAATATTAACAACTCCCGATTTTCTTGGAGAAATGCAAGCAATACAATCTTTTCTAGCTTCTGCAATATCAATTAGTCTATTTGCTTTGGCTTGTGAATCGAATATAGCTGGTCCTCCATCAGGACCTGCAATCAAGAAATTAATATCATATTCCGCAGGATTTCTAAAGACTTCATAGGAACTTATAACGTCAGCTAAAGTTGCTGCCATTCCTCCAGTCGCTGAAGAATAATCATATCCATTACTGAATGAATACGATTTATTTCCAAAACATCCAAAATTAACCC